TTATTCTTTTGTTTATTAGATAAATAGTGTTGTTTTATTTTTTTTCTATTTACTTTAAATTTTTTTTTATGAAACTTATATTAAGTCCAGTTTATAAATATTATCCTTCATACTTTTTTCTTTCTCCTCCATGTGTTGATATAAATTGAATTATATTTTCTGGTCTATCTGAAAGTTTTTTATGCGTAAATTCTAAATTTTTCTTATCATCATCTGAAAAATATATTTTTGGTACAAATCTGTTTGAGATTTTATTTTTTAGATATCCTTGTTTGTGTAAATGACTCGAAATGTACTTTACATAACTTTCGAATTCTTTAAGAGCCTCTAATTTTCCTTTTTCGGGGCTACTCGCACTTCCCGAACCAAAAGTTACAGGATAATATTTGTTCATGTCCATATATGCTTCGATTAACTGTTCATCGGACATATCCTCTTCTCCAGCAATGTCTCTGAACTTTCTGAGATTTCTAACCAACTCTTTCTTGGAAATACCTTTAAAATCGAGTTCAATCATATTTTCGATAGCTTGTCTAATAACAAGTGGGGAGTGTCCTCTTGCGGTTACAATTGAAAAAATCGACCCATTATTAATGGCTTCTCTAAACGTATCCCACTCTGGTCCAGGTTTACCTAAAAGTGAGTCCACTATAAATCTTTTATCCCCTTTTGTTGTAAAGTGCCTGTAAGGGTCAGGAGCATATCCTACAATTGTTTTACCTTTGTATTCAAAATTTTCTTTACCAACTTGATGTCTGTGTTCGGCAAAATCTTCTGTGGACATTCCAATTTCTTCACCCTTATCATCTACAAGGATAATCTGAGTTGGCATTGTCATAATATTGTCGTCCCAATCAAAAGCATAATACTCAATATCAGGAGTCATTTCTTCTTTAAAGTCTTCTACTAAAATAACTTTCATATTCTATAAATATATTAAAAATAAAAAACCCCCGTTTCCGAGGGTTTTTAAATTTATTTTTGTTTCTATTATAAGTTTTCGAAACTTGCTCCTTGTGGAGTGATAATAAACTCGATGTCGATAAATTCAAGAGCCTTAGTTGGCTTCAAGAAGATACGTCCTGACATTTGGTTAGAATCGAACTCTTCAGGGTTGTTAGATACAGTTACACGGAAGTCAGTAATACCTCTGTCTCTACGGATTGCATCCAAGATTGGGTTTACAGAATCCAAGAACTGTTGTCTTACTACTGCGTCGTTCTGTTCGAAGAGTAATCTGATTGCCACTGCTGAAATAAGCTTACGAGCTTGTAATAACAAACGTCTTACGTTGATTCTATCAAGAGGACTTTCTCTTAATTGGAGGGTCTTATTACCCCAAATTACTGTACCAACGTCGTTGAATGTTGCAATTGGGTTAATTCTACCTTGATAAAGAGTATCTCTGTCAAGTTGTGTCAGTCTACGTCTTGCTCTTACTGAGTTAACAATACCTCTTGTGTAACCCGCAGTTGCGAACCAAGGGAATGAGATATTATCTGTAAGTGCTAAGTTACGACAAACTTCAGCTGTTGGTGGGATGTAGATTTGAGTGTTGAATACACTATCACGAGTAAGTACCCATGGGTAGTAAGTAACAGTGTAGTTAGAATCTAAATCTTGTGATGCCAAATCATCCACCGCATCTTGTGGATAAATGAAATTATCCATAGAAGTTGAAGGTTGATAAACATCAAAGTCAGGAGTTGTCATTACATAAATTGAGTCAGCTCTGTCAATTTCAACCATACTAATTGCAGTGTTTACAAGTTGTAGGTTGTTAGTTGAGTCAATACCTGGGGTTGCCAACACGTTAATGTTGATAATAGCTGGGTTGTTAAGAGTTTCAATACCAATACGGTATGCGTAGAAGTCAGTATTAGCGTAGTCAGATGTGTTATCTTCTACTCTAATTTGTCTGAACATACCCCAACCTGTTGCGTTAGGATAAGGTTGACAACCTGCTCTAGCACCTGCAAGGTATTGAGACTTACCTAATTGGAAGTTATCTCCGTTTGTTCTGTACTCACGGTAGATATCCCAACCATCGAAACCACCGGCCATAAGAACTGTAAACTTACGAGAAAAAGTTCTGAAGTATGGGTTATTTGAATCAAATGGGTCAGATTGGAATGAAGTAACACCACATTCAAAAGCTGTTTCACCTGAGTTCAAGTATATTGAAGATACTGTAACCGCAGTTGCTCCGCTATCCATGTGGAAACCTTTTGTAATTTTAACCCAATTGTTAAAATCTTGTTCTGTACAAGCCCACTCTGCTGGTGTTTGTTTTCCTTTATACTTAAAGAAGTCGTTATCCCATCCAGTACTATCAGAGAAACCTAAGTAAGTTCTTCTAATATTTTCACCATTACTGATAGTGGCATCGTCTCCAATTGAAGTACCAAAAGGTGGGTTCCAAATAACTTCACCAGGGTAGAAATATTTAGTTTTTAATGTTGGGAATACTTCAGGTCTTACTAAGTTTGTATCATAAGTTCTAACCAAGTAACCTTCAAATCCGCAAGGAATTGCATCAGATGGAGCATCTTCGTTCATATCCAACATGATATATCTTGAATTGATTTGATAAGTACCGTCAGATGTACCAACTTTTTTAGCGACGAAGTTGTTTTGACTTGGGTCCATACTACAATTAGTGTACTTCTCAATAACTACTGGATTTTGGTCAGTATCATTGAAATCTCTAACTAAAAGGTCAAATGTTAAACTGTCAAACGACATGTTTGCCAATGAAATTTTAACTTCTCTGTTTGCAGAATCACCGTCAGAAATTGTAATACATCTGAAAAGTTGATAAATTGTATTACCACGAAGTTCAGAAACAATCCATGGAGAAACCGCTGTTTGGTACCTCTCTAAATAGTTACCGAGTGAAGTTGGGTCATTACCTTGTGCTTCATCGTGTTCTATAAATGTAAGATTTAATCCTTTGATAAAACCCTTGTTATAACCGTAGTAAAGTAAATTACCATAAGCTTCTTCTACAAACAATGGAACATCGGCTCTTTCTTTTTGGAAGTTACCCGTACCCAAAACTTTACTGATGTAATTTTGTGAAGAATCATCTAATGAAACTTCGAAGTTAAATGTGTTACCGTTATATTGCGTACCTGTAATACCGAAAGGAGCTCTTGGGTTACTCAAGATATTTGCGTAAGAGCCTGTTGTATCCATACTAGCATCAGTTGTTGCGGTAACTTGGAATTGAGTTCCATTTTGAGTAGATGTATATTCACTAATACCTCTTGAACGAAGAGTTGCCATAACCAAATTATTATAGTCAGTATACGCAGTACCAGTAAATGTGTAATAATTACCTCCGAATGTTGCAATAGGGTCTGCCCACGTTACGGCTGCATAAAATGAAATACCTGTGTATGTATCACCAGTACCATTTGACAATCCGAATGCTCCAAAATACCAAGCATCATTTGTTCTATCACAATAAGTTATACCTGTTAGTGACAAGTCATTAACTCCATATTCGTTAGTTAACGCACTAAAAGCTTCTATAGTGGTATATTGAGCGTTGTCTATAGGTCCCCAAACAAGAGCAGTTTCAGTGTCTACAATAGTTCCTGCAGTTAATTGAAGTGCTGCGGTAGCCATGTCACCTGAAATAGTTGATACCGAACCATCAAACTTTGTATATTGAGTACCTAATATAGCGGCAAGTTCAGGGGATGTTACACCTGTACCATCAAAAGTTACATCTCCTGGTCCATTTACAGTTACAGTTGCTGACCCCCAAGGATTGCCTCCCGCAGGTTCATTTGCAACTGTAGAACAATCCACGTTTGCAATTGTTGTTATGGTCCAAGACGGTCCAGCATCATAACCCGATAATCCTAAGACTCTTGTTACGAAAAGTTGATTTGATTGTTGTAAGTAAGCCTTAGCAATGTATGCAAGTTCATACTTAGGAATTTGTGTGTTCACAAATTTTTCAGGTGAGGTTGTACCGAAGTAGTCCTGAAACTCCTCAAAGTTTGTTACAAACACGGGTTCGAAGGCTGGACCTTTGAGAGTTTCCCCAACCACACCAAGGGTGGTTACCCCGACACTTTGTGCTACAAACGAGAGTTCAGTTTCTGTGGTATACACACCGGGTGAAACGAAAACTTTTGTTGCCATTATAATAATGTTTTTTTTGATTTATTTTTCTATAAATATTATGGAAAAATGGAAAAAACTTTCTTTTATAAATCTATTTATAAAAGAGTAAGAATTAATTCTGCCTTTTTTCTACTATGAAAATCAAAAACCTAAAAATATCAGAGGAAACACACGCCATACTGAAAAAATATTGTATGAAGAAAGGTTTAAAGATTCACAAATTTTTAGAAAATTTAATTATTGAAAATTGTTCTGATAAAAAAGATTTATACGGAGAACTTTAAACTAGCTCTACAGCAAGTTGCATTTTAG